GCATGAATCATTATTTCTCGCGAGCGACACTTCGAGCCTTCTCGTAGCTTCTCATTCCTCCGAGTCCGAGCATACCGAGCAGAACTGGCATCATTGTATCCATCTCGATGAGATCAAGCCTTATGTCTTGACCAGCGAACTCCATGCCGAGATTGATAAACGGGATCAGAATAAAGTTCAGCAGCATCGCCAGAGCGCATACCCAGCCGACCGCAGGACGCCAGCCAGCGACGAACATCGATTGATGAGCCGCTTCGATCTGGTTCGTCTTGATCTGCCCGACGATCTGCTCTTGCGCTTGTTTCTCGGCAAGCGTTGCGATCTCGTGAGCCAGTAGCGCCCGCTGGTCTTTGTCTTCGATAAACTTATCGAGTAAGCCAGAGACCGGGGCGACTAGCGATGAGATGAGATTGAGCATCACGGCTCAGTAGGCCAAGTTATTTCGTTAGGGAATCCTGATTGATCGGGTATATCTCGCAGAGCTTGACGATAAGTTGCCCATGCTGCTTGATCTACTGGCGCGTCTAAGACTTGTGTCCAGTCTGATTGAGCAAGCAATGAATCTCGTCTATTTCTAGCTGATGCGGCCTTCTCTTCTTCTGTGATTTCATTTGCAGGAGCAGCAAACACTCCGTTAGCATAAGTCCACCCAATAGAACCTTCTGTTGCTTCTACGAGATTAGGCAAGAAGTCTAGTGATTCGACTTCAATCGTGTTGACGACTACGCCATTTTCAATAACGTGCGCTTTCATTATGCGTACTCCTCAACAATTACTATTCCTGCCTTTCCTGCACCACCTGAGCCTCCAGTGCTATTAAAATACGAGCGCCCACCCGCTCCTCCAGAACCATAAGCTGTACCCGCAGGGCCGTCGCCTCCGTAATTATCTTGACCAAGACTATAGCCTCCTCCACCAAAAAAAGAAGAACCACCCATACCGCTTCCGGCAGAACTATAAGCAGTATTTCCTCCGCTGCCACCACCACCGCCTTTTATGTTTATATCTCCACCTGTTGCTGTCCCTCCATCGCCGCCATCAAAAGGACTTCTTTTGCCAAAAATCCCACCATTAGCAGAACAATGACTTCCGAAACTTGTTGTTCCTCCATTTGCTCCTGTAGAACTAGCTGCCCCTCCCGCTCCACCAGAACCAATAGTGATTGATTCTGATGAGATAGCAGAAACATCAATAAATTTTATTGACGTTCCTCCAGAACCTCCACCACCACCAAGTCCTACTTGACTGCTAGTAGTTCCTCCTGCTCCACCGCCACCTCCACCAGTAACAGTCACTTTAATCTTGCTGATTCCTGCGGGCTTAGTCCAAGTGCCTGAAGTAGTAAAGACCTGAACAGACTGCAAGCCACCGCCTGCCGCGCCCCAAGAAGCTGCTGTTCCGTCAGTAGTCAGAAATAGACCATTGTTGCCTGTCTGACTTGGCAGCTCATATCCGAGAGAAGTCCAATCAGCAGACGCGCTCGGGTCTGTTGTTCCGCTTGTGGCTGTGTTGGCTCTGTACGATTTGTAATCCACTGGCGAGTAAACTACGTCTCCCGCTGAGTAGCTTGTACCACTCACCCATAAAGTTGCATTTGAAGCGGCTTCCGCAGCAGCAGCACTTGCAGCCGCAGAAACAGCATCAGCGGCAGCAGATACGGCATCAGCATTAACTCCTGCAATGTCTGTATTCATTGCACCAATGCTAGTGTTCAGCTCGCTCTGCATTGTTACCAGAGCAGCCAAGAAAGCGTCGGCACGAGATATAAATGTTGCCGGGGCGTCAGTTCTGGCTGGCGCTGTGGGTAATGGCGTAATCGTTGGGATAGTCATTATACGAGACCTTCAATTTCTAGTGAGCATCTGGAAGTCGTTGGATTGCTGAGAATTATATCAAATTCCCGGTAGTATCCGTAGACGATCGAGTTTCTGTTATCTGGTTCGGCCACCCATACCACCGGAGTGGTTCTGAGATCCGTTAAAACGCTGCGAGCGACGCCGAATGCCGAAGTGTCTAGCACGACGTCGACTTCTAGCTTGTTCGCATATGGGCCATCGGTGATCGTAACGCGGCCCTGTGAGTCAGTCGTCTTTGTCGAGTAGTCCACGATCGAGAAGTTCGCGCCGTGCTGCGAGAAGCCGAGATCGGCGAACTGGCCGATAATCAGCGCTCCGCATTTAGCGGTTCCGGTATCCGTGAACGTGACGGTAATGTCTGCGTTCGCATAAGGCGGCAGATCAAGAATCGCCAGTCGGTCATCCCGGACGATAGGCTCGAAGAAGTACGCATACCAGTCCTGAATGCCTGAGTCGGAGATCAGCGAGAACGTCTCGTCGTAGACCGTGCCCTCTGTCGCATCTACCATCTCGACCGTGACTTCCGCGCAGTCGACGTTAATCAGCGCCAGTGAGTTCACGACCGTCGGCGACTGGAGAACGTACTCCATGCCGCCAGCTTGCTCGGTCTGCTCCTGAACGATGCCGTTGAATAGCTTCCAGCGATTCGTGCTGGATACTTCTTCCCACCATGTGCCGTCGTCCGTAGTCGGATCGTTCCCGACGTTGCTGCCCTGCTGCGACTCGTAGATCTTGTGGATGTTCGGAGTCGTGACGATTACCCGGTCACCGTCGGCGTAAGTCGTGCCGCTCGCCCATGCCGAGTAATCATTCTCCGGGACGTCGGACGACTGGAGGATCGTATCTGTAACCGTTTCCGGTCGAATTAGCTTCATGTTATGCCCTCACTGGCGGCAAGCCGTTCTTGTCCCAGCGGTCGTTGAGTCTGTAGAGCTTCTGAGTGTTTCTCGCCACTGCGACCATGACTTCTTCAATGCTCTGGCGCAGTCCGCTCATCTCATCCGCTACCGAGTCAGACGCCCGGGCCTGATCTGCGGTCTGTACGCGCTCTCCGGCGTGCAGTTCTGCGACGTAGCCGTCGTGCGGGACCATATCGAGACCGTCCCGGTGAGAGCCGTCGATTGTCAGAGTAGTGCTGCTGCCGTCCATTCCTTCCGGCGTTGCTGGCCCCATGACGCCCATATTATTTTTGACTGACAAGATCCCGGCCATCTCTTGCGCGGTTCTATCGACTATGCCAGCAGCAGTACCGTCTCCGATTATTCGGCTCAGTTCTGAAGCGGGGATATTGTTTCGAGCACCGACTGCGCTTATCCACTCGGCAGCGTAGTTATCTAGCTGCTCGTCGATTCTCGCTCCCATCATCCTACCATCTTCAACGAAAGTGCCGAGAACTGTGCCCGGGCCAGAGCCTTCCACGCCGAGACCGCTGAACGTATGACCGCCAAGATCTACGTCGAATCCGGCTTCTTTAGCCATCGCAGTGAGAGCGGCGTCGATTTCGCGTAGCGGCTTTACTGCCGTTTCCGCTTGCTCGTTGGTAGCGTTTTGCTTAAAGCCTAACGGAGCGAACCCGGACTCGAACTCGTCCATCGGGAAGATATTTCCTTCATCCATTCCCGGAGTCTTCGCCATTGTAAGCCCGGCTGTGGATGTTGGAGTGCCGCCCGAATCGACAAGATGCCCCACCGCCACCGCAGCCGCTATCGCTGCCGTAACCGGGTTAAATAGCGCCGCGCCCAGCTTTGCCCCGCCCGCTTTGATTGCAGCAGCTATACCACCGCTGGCGGCAGTTCCTCCAGCAGCAGTGGTTCCGGCAGCAGCTGCCGCATTCGCTGCCATAGTCGAAGTGCCCGCAGCGATAGCGGCCTGTGACGCCGCAGCGCTACCAGCCGCAGCAGCGGTTCCGGTAGCAGCCGCGCCTATTGCGGCATTCGCGGCCATTGAGCTAGTGCCCGCAGCGATAGCTGACTGAGCAGCCGCAGCAGATCCGCCTCCGCCGATAGCCCCGCCAGTAATAGCAGATATAGCGCTAGACGCTACCGATGAGACGGCGCTCGTTACTGAAGAGACGACTCCGCCAATCCCGGACGCGATGCTGGATATTACCGAGCTGAACCCGCCGGATAGCTTATTAAGAAAGCCATCGAGACCGCCGTCGCCGAATATGGCGTCCATGATCTTCTGGGCCGCCAGCTCTGCGACCATCTTCTTGAAACCGTCGACCACTGAGTTGAAAAACGACTTAAAGTTCAGCTTTCCGTCCGTCAGTGTTCGGTAAATCATGTCACCGAAATCTTCTTGCAGATTGCGAAGCATATTCTTTTGAAGCTCGAACGCGACCGTGCCTTCTCTGGTCGCTTCGGTGACCTGCTGAATGGGGCCGACGAACGCTGTAGAAGTGCTGGTCATTTCCTGCATTGCGGAGTCTGATTCGCCAATTCTCTCGCTTAGATTGCTAGTCTCGACGTTGACGTCTTCCAGAGCTGGAGTCAGCCCGCTTTCAACGCTTTGTTGAAGCGCTTCGATCTCGCTAGTCAGCGCCCCGGTCGCAGTAGTTGATAAGTCCGCACCGATTCTTGAGACCGACAATTTCTCAGCCAGAATATCTTCGGCCTCAGATAGAGATACCGTGACTGCTTCTAGCTCGTTTTGCGCCTTTCTAAGCTCGGCAGCGGCGACCGAGTTATATCTTGCCGAGTCCGTAGTCGCATCTATTCGCTTTTGAAGTTCGAACTGGCGCTGGCTTAGCTCCTGAATATGAGAGTTCAGCGGCGCTATTCCCTCAACGGCCACTTTGTCTAGCTCTCGGCGAAGGTTATCTGTATTCGTGCCGACGACTTTCTCTAATATCTCAAAGAGACCGAAAAGCGCGAGAGCTGTGGCTCCTATCGGGCCTCCCATTAGAGTGAGCGCTTTGCCAAACAATGAAGCGGCAGTTGCAGCCTTACCGAAAGCGAGAACCGAAGCGCCAAGCGATGCGATCAATTGCGAGCTGATAACGAGAGATAGGATCTTGAGTCCGGTGATTGCTAGATCGACGTATTTTAAGAACTGATCGCTTTGAACGAACTCAGCCGCAGCGACGGAAAAATCAGTCACCGCCTGAGTAACTGTCCTGAGAGTCGGGTCTAGCTTCTGTCCGATAGTTATTGCCAGCGCCTCATTTGCCGAGTCCATGCTCATTAAGTCGCCAGTGAGATTGTCGAAGTTAATCGCGGCTTGCTCGGTCGCTGTCTGCGTCCCGGTGAGCTGCCGCTCCAATATCCGAGCACTGTCCGCGCCGTTTATCATGGTCGCAGCAGACTTAGCAGCCTCAGCGCCGAACATATCCATGATTTCAGTCAGACTCATGTTCTCAGCGGCCAGATTCTCTAGCGCTGCCGTGAGACCGACGACGGACGGCTTGAATCTGTCCTCCGCTTCGCTCTCTAGCTTCATGAGAACCTGCCGGAACCCGGTTCCCGCTTCGGCGGCGAATAGACCGCCCTTAGCGAGTAGCTGGATGCCGACGTTCGCTTCTTCAAACGATAGCCCGGCGAGAGATGCCGCTGTGCCCGCGTTCTTGAGCGCGTCTGCCGTCTCGGTGATGAGAGATGATCCGAACTTCGAACCAGCGGCGAGCACGTTCACGAATCGCGACGCTTCTTCGGCTCCTGCGCCGAACTGGTTCAGAGATACGCCAACGGTCTGCGCTGCATCCGTTAGATCGATGCTGGCCGCTTCCGCCAGTGTTACCGCCTCAGCTGTTACCGCCGCGAGAGCGTCTCTCGATGCCAGCAGATCTGGCTTCGCGCTGGCGATGAGCTGGAATGCTGTTACCGCTTGGCTTGCGGATAGTGTAGTGGTCTGACCAATTAGCGCGGCTTGTTCCCGGTAGAACTTTAGATCTTCCCCGGTCGCGCCAGTAATCGCGGCGAGTTCGCTCACCGACTTATTGAATTGATTGGTCTGAGAGATAATATTGCTTAGAACTTGGCCAGCTCCGACCGCTGCTAGTGCTGCGCCCATGAGCTTAAACGCTGAACCTGCCCGGCCAGCGCTCTTTGCCATCTGCTCGTTGGAGTCGTTTACCTTCTTACTGGTATCGACTCCGGTTTTGCCGAGCTGCTCGACGTCCTTCTCGGCAGATTTAACCTGCCGGGAGTCGACTTTGATCTGAATCGTTGCTACGTCCATGCTTGTCCTTAATTACGATCCCGCGAAGAACTGATTTCATGCCTTTGGCGATGTCTCTGCGTTCCTCTTCGGTGCGGTAGGGCGACGGTGCGTCCTGATTGTCGTATTTTAACACACTGCTGGCGTAGAGAGCGGATAACTGCTTTATGGTCTCTGCTTCCCATCCCGTGAGATGCAAGCCAGTTCTAGCCACGAAAGCGTCGATCTCTTGCCAAGTCAGTCCATGAACCCCGTTGCCGCTATTTAGTGCGACTCCAATTCTGCTTAGTGTTTCTATGATATAGCCGAACGGCTCCACATTTGGGAACCGTCCGGCTATCTCGTTTCCATCGATCGAATCGATGCGCGTCGTGCTTTTGTCTTTAGCCCGGGTCGAAAGCCACGCCCACTGCTGGACGTACTTTTTCAGCAGCCCGGTTATTTCAAAAAATAACTCGATCGGTCTGCTGCCGCCTCCATTAACTGCTCAGCAATCCAGTTCCGCTTCTCATAGAGCATCGCCGCGTTGTCTTTGGTGCATTTTAGCGCCGCACCATCGAATTCGAGACTCTTACTCCATTTCACCGTACTTTCGGCCAATATCTCATAGAGCGCTGCTTCCATCGCAGTGCTGGGAATCTTGCGGTCTTTGTAGCGATTGGCGTTCCGGGTATTTACTCGCTTCGCGGCGTTCTGCCATGTCGTCGAGTCTTTGCCGAGTACCGTGATCGTTAAATGATCGCCTTCTTCGTCCAGTAGATATTCGCCAGTAGCGGGATGCTGGAGCTTTACTTCGATTCCCTCATCCGCCGCTGCTTGCAAGTCAATGTTTGCTAAATCCATAAGTTACGCCCCGATTCTTTAGATTATTAAGATGCTGCTACGTTTACTGGTGCATTTGTCAGCTCTAGTACGATGCTGTCTGACTTGATGCTGTCCACGCCGCCAGCGTTGACCTGATAGCTCATGACCAGCCCGGTGAAATAATCGACTTCGCCGTCTGGGTAAGTGATAGATACCGAAACCTCAGTATCAGCATCGCTCGCAGTCTTTGCCGCAGCCTGTCCTGTGTCCGCTGCATCTGCTGCGAAGTTCAGAGTCAGAGTGCCGTCGTTTACGGAACCCTTGCGCTTTACTACGCGACGCTCACCCAGTGGCGAGTGAGTGATCAGATTATAGACTGAGCCGAACGCTGGGATCTCTGTGATCTCGCCAACGGTAGCGAATGTGAGAGCTTCGAATCCTGCTTGATCGTAAGTTGCGGGAGTTCCTGAGACGATGCCCAGAGTAGTGCCCGCTGATGTTTGAATTGCCATTGGTAATTACCTCATTAGCTTATTTGCTTGCTGCTTTAATGTTCTTGACCAGCAAACGGTTAAAATTCTGCATATTCTTCCGAACCATGCCCCCGGGAGCTTGCTGTGACCAGCCATACTCCAGACGCTCGATATACGGAAGATTGTTAGTCAGATAGTAGAGATCGCCTACCGCGACGCTTACAGTTTGGTCGACCTCAGCGATTGCTTTAGCTTCGGACGATCTCACACTACCTTCTGCGGCAATTTCGCCAGTCGCCCCGCGACCTACCGATGCTTGCCAATTCCTTCGCGCGGTTCCGAGATCTGCTGGAGTCTCTTTGATGATTGCCACGCTTACTTCGAAAAGAGTCGCCCTGATTCCCTTATTGAGAGTCTGGTCGATCTTTTTTTCTACCTTCTTCCAGTCGGATTCCCAGCTCATACGAGCGCTCTCCAGCTGATTGTAACGGGTATCTGATACCAGCCATCCTCTGTGATAGCTGACGCCATCTGCGCCCCGGTT